CATACAAAAAATACTATATAATTTATTTTATGATGTATTAAATGTAGAGTTTAATTTATGGATGTGGATACGCCAAATGTGTAAATATGGTGATTTTTTCTTAAAATTGGATATAGCAGAAAAATTTGGTGTTTACAATGTAGTACCTTATACCGCTTATCATATTGAAAGACAAGAAGGATTCGACCCAGAAAACCCATCTGCTATCAGATATAGATATGCTATGGATGGAATGGACAACTTAAGTTCAGGTATGTATCCAGTTCCAGGAGCAGGTGGTGGTAATTTAATGAATGAAACTGGTATATTCTTTGACAATTATGAAATGGCTCATTTTAGATTAATATCTGATGTTAATTATTTACCTTATGGTAGATCATATATAGAACCTGCTCGTAAATTATATAAACAATATGTTTTAATGGAAGATGCAATGTTAATTCATAGAATTTCTCGTGCCCCTGAAAAACGTATTTTTTACATGAATGTTGGTTCTATACCTCCAAATGAGATAGATGCATTTATGCAAAAAACAATTAGTAATTTAAAACGTACACCATTCCAGGATAATAAAACAGGTGAATATAATTTAAAATTCAATCAACAAAACATGTTGGAAGATTTTTACATCCCTGTTCGTGGAAATGATCAAACAACTAAAATTGAAACTGCACCCGGATTACAGTACGATGGTATCCAAGATGTAGAATATTTAAGAGGTAAATTATTTGCTGCACTTAAAATACCAAAAGCATTTTTAGGGTATGAAGAAGATATTGAAGGTAAATCAACCTTAGCAGCACAAGATATTAGATTTGCTCGTACTATTGAAAGACTTCAAAGAATAATACTATCCGAACTAAATAAAATTGCTTTAGTCCATTTATATACTCAAGGTTATACAGATGAAACTTTAACTAATTTTACATTACAGATGGCTAGCCCATCAATAGTATTAGAACAAGAAAAAATTGAATTATTAAAATCTAAAACGGAGTTAGCTGGTACTATGTTAGAACAAGGTTTAGTACCTTCAGATTGGATTTATGATAACGTATATCATTTTAGTGAAGATCAATATGATGAATATAGAGACTTATCTAGAGAAGATGCTAAACGTAAATTTAGAATAGCCCAAATTGAAGCAGAAGGAAATGATCCCGTTGAAACAGGTAAATCATATGGTACACCCCATGATTTAGCTTCATTATATGGCAAAGGAAGAACAATGTCAGATCCGGGCAATGTACCTGATGGTTATAATGAAGATGATCCTAAATTAGGTCGCCCACAAAATACTATTACTAGTAGAAATAAACAAGATTCTAACTTTGGTAAGGATAGATTAGGAGTTGCTGGTATGAAAAATAAAGATAAAAATGATTCTGACTCTATACGTAACAATTTTAAAGGTGGTAGCCCATTAGCCCTTGAAGGTGCTAAAGTATCCTTCTTAAAGAATAAACAAATATTTGAAGCTTTAGATAAAAAGAATTTAGTATTTAAGTCTGATAAAGACGAGAGTAAACTATTAGATGAAAACCAATTAAAGAAGTAAAAAACTTCACATATTTATAAATAAATATATTTTTTGATGAAAATAAAACACTCAAAGTACAAAAACACAGGGATATTATTTGAACTGTTAGTACGCCAGATTACCGCTGATACACTTAAAGGTGGTAATTCACCCGCTATAGATATCTTAAAAGAATATTTTGTAAACACTTCTTTAGGTAAAGAATATAAATTATATGAATCTGTACTTAAATCTAAAGTAGTAACTGAAGGTAGAGCTACATTAGTAATTGATACTATATTAGAGGCATCTACTAAATTTAATAGAAAATCTCTAAAAAAACAAAAATATAATTTAATTAATGAAATTAAAAAACATTATAATTTAGAATCTTTTTTCGGTTCTAAAATATCAAACTATAAGGAATTAGCAGCTTTATATACATTAATAGAAAATATTAATTCAACTTCTATTTCTAACCCCACACAGTTAGTAGATAATAAAGTTACTTTGTTAGAACATTTAACTAAAAAAGAAGTTAACCAAGATTCAAAACAAACAGTACTTAAAGAATTCTCAACATATGATAATGATGTAAGAACCCTTACATATAAAGTATTACTAGAAAAATTTAATAATAAATATGATACTTTAACTCTTTCCCAAAAACAAGTACTTAAAGAATATATTAATTCCGTTGATTCAACCCCAGATTTAAGAAATTTTTATAATGTAAAAATCAATGAATTAAAAAATACTTTATCTAAAGAAACAAAAAATATTAAAGATAAAGCAACTAAAATTAAAATTACTGAAGTAACTAAATTTTTAACTGAGTTAAAGAAAACAGATAAAGTTGGGGATAATAATTTAGTTGATTTGTTACGTTATTACCAATTAGTAAACGAAATACAAATAGCAAATGGCATATAGGTATAAACTTAAAGAGATAGAGGTAGGTGATATAGAATTTGATAATGGTACTAAATCCACTGTAACTAATATAGATCCCGAAACAGGTGCTATATCTTGGGATATTGATTATATCCCTAATATAGATAAATTAGTTGGAGACTCCATAGATTTAGTTAATACAGCAAAAGGTGTGTATCAAAAAGCTAAAAATGACAAAAAATTCTTAGACATATATGAACAAGCAAGACAATTAAGAAATGTAATTCGTACTCATGTTAGAAATAACTACCCAGAAGATTATAAAAAAGCAATTAGGGAAGAAGAAGTAGATGAAGCATCTATGTCAGGTGCTGCTGGTGCTTATAATACACCATATGCCTTTAAAAAGAAAAAAAAATCTAAATATAAAATGAAAACACCATCTGGTGTGGTGAGTTCTTTAGGTTATACTATGGATGAAGGAGCAATTGGCGATGGTGCTGATCTAGGCCCTGGACCAAAAGCAGGCCCTGATGGGGTTACTGATAATGCTTATACAAAACAATTTAAATATAAATTAGTTCCTAAAAATAAAGATGGTACTTATGTACAGAAAGGTTCAGGAATGGTAGTTAAAAATTTATTTTAATATGTATAATCGTAATATTAAAGAACAAGAAGATAAAGCATCTATATTCCATAGAGAACGTATAGAAGCTTTTGATAAATTAGAAACTAGATTTGATGATATTAAAAAATCAATTAAACTAGCTAAAATAGAAACAATAAAATATTACAGAGATAATCCAGAAAGTTTTTCTGTTGTAATAGGCACAGATATGCTAAATGATTATTTTAACGATATAGAAACATTATTACAATAATATAATTATGAAAAATACACCAAACCAACTATTCGAACAACTTTCAAAGGAATTTAGTTCTAAAAAAGATAAGGAACTATTAAATGAGGAATTAGGTCAAATAGTAACTCTAAAACCCATTAATACTATAGAGGCAAGTGCTAAAGACCCTTTTTGGACTAAATTTGAAAATTTCCTTGCTGAAGGTGGTACTTTAGAACCTCTTGTTAATAATGAAGATAAAGTTAAATATAATACAAAAGAACAAGATGAAAAAGTTAAAGCTGATCCTAAATTAAAGTATGAAATGGATAGCAAATTAGCTGGATCATACAAAATATCAGATGGTGTAGAAAATATTGATTCTCATAATTATGACTACGATCCTAAAGTAGAGAATATTAATAATGTTAATGCTCAAGAAGTATTAAGTGGTGTTCAATTAGAAATTAACTATAATAAAGAATTATCTTTAGATGAAGCAATGGAATTAGCTGTTAAAAACTTAGCTAAAGATCCCTTACATTATGTAAAAGAAGGACAATTTGGAGTTAAAGGTTTAGGATATAAAGAAGCTAAAACTCAAAAAGCAGATGGAAAACATGCTTATAGTGGATATAGTGAAAAATTAAAAGATTCTGATAATGCTATGGAATTAGTAAAAGAATCTAAAGAACTAGTTTTAGAAGCGTTTGGTCAAGTAGTAACATCAGGAAACCCAAATTCATTAGCAGCACAATCCGGAAATCTTATTCGCCAAATGATGGCAGAAAAAGAAGAGGAAAAAAAGTTACCTATGGATGAAATGGAAGATGAAGGTACCGCAGTATCTTACTCAGATACTACATCAGAAGCTGCAAAACCAGATTTTGCAGATATCGACGGAGACGGAGATAAAAAAGAAACAATGAAACAAGCCGCTAAAGATAAAAAGAAAAAAATGAAAAAAGAATCTATAGACAGTAAATTAGCAGAAATAGGAAAAGAAGCTGAAAAAGTAAAAATGGAAGCTCAATTAGACTTTTTACATGATCATATTGCTGAAAAAGTAAATAGAGTTAGCTCAATTCAGGAAGATGAAAATCTAAGTGAATTAATTGATAAATCTAAGATGAAACAAATGCAAAGAGAAATCAAAGATTTAGAAAGAAGAAAAGCTAAAATGGAAAGGATTTACGAAAAATCTTGTGGATCAAAATATGCTAAAAAAGAAATGGTAGATGAAATGGATGCTGTAAGCTTTAATGATAAGAACAACCCAACACAAGGACCAGCAGGTGAACGTGATCCTAAAAAAGTAGGACAATCTACAGGAGATTATAGTGTAAATAAATAATAAAATGAGCAAAAAGCTATTAATAGAAACTCATACTGTAAAAATCTCCCCCTCTCAATTAACTGAAAATGTTAATGCTGAGAGTGGAAATCTAATGGTAGAAGGTATTTTAGCTACGGCTGAAGTAAAAAATGGTAATGGTCGTTACTATTCAAAAGATTTATGGGATAGAGAAATGGGTAAATACTCTGAATTAATTGAACAAAGACGCTCAATGGGAGAACTTGACCACCCAGAATCAACTGTTATTAATTTAAAAAACGTATCACATTTAATATCCGAATATTGGTGGGATGGTGATAACTGTATGGGTAAGATAGAAATTTTACCTACCCCTTCGGGAAATATCCTTAAGGAACTAATTAAAAGTGGAGTTACAGTAGGTGTATCATCTCGTGGTATGGGTTCATTAGAAGATAAAGGTGGAGTAATGGAAGTACAAGATGATTTTGAATTATTATGTTGGGATTTTGTTTCAACACCATCTAACCCAGGTTCTTATATGCATACTTTAAATGAAGGAAAAAATAATGTTATATATGATTATACAAATGTTAATAAAGCAGTACATGAAATCCTTTGCTCCAAAGGTTCTTGTCCTGTTTTTTAATTTTTAAATAATCTACATATACGTATAACCCGCAATGTGTCATGAGTACTTCGATATGGCACCAATATATATTATT